GCGTCAGCCCGCAGGCGCGCATCTGCCCGAGCATTCGGCGCACGATGATGCCGGGAACCCGGTGACCGGGGATGGCCTCGTCGGGGTTCACGGCCAGGATCGCGTCGGCGGTGCGCCGCTGCATCTCGTGCTGCTCGCCGCCGGCGATCGCCCGCACGGTGTCGCGGGTGATGCCGGCGGCGTCTGCGATGGCGGCCACGTCGAAGCCCATCTCGAGCAGGTTGCCGAGGTGGTCGCGGGCGCCGTCGGCGCGCACCTTGAGCGTCGTGTCGTCGGGCCGCTTGCCGTAGTAGTAGCGCGCCGCGTTCGCGTCCCAGTTGGCCTGGCAGACCGGGCACCGGCAGTTGAAGGAGACGTACTCGAGGATGGTCCCGTGCGCCGGCTCGCGGGTGGTCGTACTGGTCACGCCTCCTCCTCACCGGGGCCGGCCATCAGTTGCCGCACGACCTCGACCGCTTCCTCGCGTGAGAGCTCGCGAGCGTGGCCGGCGTCGTACTCCGCGAGCAGCAGGCCGTAGGCGTCGTCCGACCAGCCGTTGTTGCGCTTGGCGGCGTGGATCGCGGACACCTGCTGCTTGGTCGCCAGCGGCGCAGCCGGCGCCGCGTCCTCCTCCTCGACCTCGCCGTCCATGATCTCGCCCGTCTCGGCATCCACGGGAACGTCCTCGTAGTCGTCCACAGGAGCCGATTCTGGCTCCTCAGAGGCCTCAGTAGTGGGTGGAGCCACACCGAGTGCCCGACGCGCCCTGGACGCGCTGCTGGACGGCCCAGAGGGCGCCTCGGTGGCGGTGCTCTCGACGTACATCCGCTGCGCCTCGTCCTCGTCGTAGATGCCGTGGAAGCCGAAGGCGGTGCGGTAGCCCTGGATCAGCGCCTTGTGGCGCAGCATGCGCTTGGTGTGGCTCTGCCACGGGCCGGTCTTGCGGTAGCACTCATCGAGGTACTCGCGGATGACCACCGGGTGCTCGCGGTCCTTGCGGTAGACGATGCACTCCACCCACGTCGGGCACTTCTTGCCGCCGTCGGGAACGACCTCGTCGTCGGAGTAGCGGAACTCGACGCCGTCGAACTGCGGGTGCTGCTGGGCGATCCGGTTCCAGCCGTCCACGCCGACCACCGGGATGACGCCGCCGCCCTTGTCGGGGAAGGCGTAGATCTCCTTGGTGACCGGCGAGAGGCCGTACTGGTCGGCCACCATCAGGAGCGTGATCACTTGCTCCATGTTCTTGGCGTCCTTGAAGACCGTCTTCTGGACCGTCTCGAGGAACACCTTGGGGTCCATCGAGTAGCGTTCTCCGAACTTGGCGAGCAGGCTCGCCTTGCCGCCGGTGACGGCGACCTCTGTCTTCTTCGCGGGCATGGCCCTCAACTCCCTTTCGTCTTGGTGACCTTGAGCGGACGGGATGTCTGCTCGTAGGCGAAACGCTCCCAGATGTCAGGCTCCGACACCTTGAGCGCCTTGGTGTCCACGCGCTTGGAGGTCTGCGTCTTCCAGTTGACCTTGTACTCGCCGGCCACCAGTGCCTCGCGGTCCTCCACGATGACCTTGAGTTGGTTGGCCGTCTCCTCGCGCGCCTGCTTCTGCTCCTCGATGAGCTTCCCCTGCGCCTGGTACACCTGGGCAAGGCGCTCGATCTCAGGATCGTTGATGACCTCGACGTACTCAGGCGTCGAGCGGCCCCACTGGCGAGCGATTGCCGCGCTCGTGGACTCTTGGCCGTCCACCGGCGGCGGCACCCGCGGCAAGAGGTGGTTGTGGTAGAAGGCGCGCTCTGCGTCGGTGAGGAGCGAGATCAGTTCCTCGTCGCGCGGGACGCGGTGCATGACGAACTTGTTGCCGACGATCGCGGCGGCGTAGAAGTGGTCCCAGCCGGTGACGGCAAGTTGGTGCTGGATCTGGAGCAGGTAGTGGACGGGCACATCGTCTTCCCACTCGGCCGACATGAACGCGCTCGCCGTCTTCGCCTCGATGCCGGTCTTGTCAGGGTCCAGCGTCCAGGCGTCGAGCAGGCAGCCCATCGGGAGGCCGTACTCCAAAGTGGTGAACCAGAAGTTGGGATCGACCGCGCGGTGCGGCCGGCGGCACTTGAGGCCCGTCTCCTTGGTGAAGGCGCGGATGACGATGCCCTCCATCTGCGTGCCCAACCACATCGGGAACGACTGCTCCTGGGGCGGTGCGTTGCCCACGAGGCGTTGGTAGAGCGCGTAGGGACTCTCGTAGGGGTTCACGCCGGCGATGGTCGCCGCCCTCGAGGCGGTGATGCCAGCGAACTCTTTGTGCAATCTTTCAACGGCCCCAGTCATCGCTCCTCCCACGTCTGTTCGACTTCCCAGCCGATGTCCTTGAGCTCTTTGACGGCCTGCTCGATCAGGTCGGCCGCGGCGCGCACGCTGTCGAGCGCCTCGCCCACCTGAACCTGGATGTCCTCGAGACGGCCTTGGAGCGTGGCGATGTCATCCTGGGTGCTGTCCTTCGACATCAGCGGAGCTCGCGGTAGACGAAGGTGCCCAGGATCAGCGCCAGCATGACGCCCAGGACGACAGTCGGGACGTGCTCAATCGCCAGTGCGGCGACCAACCACATCCCGATGATGGTCCCTCCAATGAGCAGAAACTGAGCCGTGAAACGAGCGAGTCCACGGGTCCGAGCGGTGTGCTGCATGGCTGTCCTCCCTCAAGGTCGTTGGTGCGTTCTTCGACGCTTTGGGGAGCATACCTTGCTGCGCGGACAGATGAAAGAGCAAAGCGGCCCCGCGACCTGGGGCAAGGGTCGCGGGGCCAGGTGCGGCGAGAGGGAGCGGGGCCGCGGGTGGATCTCAGAAGGTCGTGTCAGGCCAGAACAGTTTCTTGATGCCGTAGAGGAGAGCAGCGATCAGGCTGGCGTACACGGCACCGTCAATACCGACCGACTGCAGGTTAGTCACGTCGGTTAGCCAGAGCACGAGTACGCCCAGCATCGGGAAGACGAACGTCCAGAAGGCTCTGATGAGCGCGGCCTTGAATCGAGTCCAGTTCATTGTCACCTCTTTTCCATGTGTAGCTCGCGGTGATGTGCGAGACAGAGCCATCGAACGTCAAGAGGGTTGTCGTAGTCGCTGTGGTGACCTTCTGCCAGGTCGCCACAGATTTCGCAGGGGCAACGCTGCAACTCTCCCCGTTGGATTGCTCTAGCCACGGCCTTATGAGCCAGCCTTTTCTCTGGGTACTTTCTTTTCCAGCGGTCGCGATACGTCCTCATGTAACCAGGATGGATGGCTCGCCACTTCCCCACTCTCTTGTTCTGAGCAGCCCGGCAGGCGACGCACCGACACTTGAGATAGAGGTACTGATATTGAGTCGGAGAACCGTGCGCGCGGAGAAGGTTCATTGCATCATTCTCTCAGACCCGCGCGCTGTATCTGGTGCGAAAGAGAGGTCGGCCGCCGGGCGCCATGCAGCAACCGCCCGGCGGCCTTGCGCGGTGAGGGCCACGCTGGCCTTCATTGTACCCGAGAACGAATGTCCTTTGCTATGCCGCGCTCGTAGTCGCGCACGAAGCGGCGGACCTCTGAGCGGATGTCCGCCACCACCAGCCAGCAGCCAGCGATTGCCACAAAGCAGGCGAAGACCAGCAGGGCCAGCATGACGCTCATTTCCTGATCTCGTTGACCTGCAGCCTCGCCCACTCAGGCAGGGCATGGTAGATGTTGTTCGCGGGTGGAGCCATCGTCGGGTGCAGGATGTACCAGAACAGGAGCGCCGCCGGGAAGTTCGACTTCACATCGACTTTGCCATTGAGATTGACAGCCTGATGGTCGGTGACGTTCCGCAGCTTGAGGTTCGGGCAGCGGTTGTCCCAGCGACGGATAAGCTGGGCTGCGGACTTGATCTGTGCGGGCGGGTAGTTGTCACTTGTGCTGCCCGTATTGCAGAACTCGATGCCGATGGTGTGACTGTTGACATACTGCTCCCAGTCCTCGTGCTTACCATCACGGTCCCAGTCGTACCGACGACACTGGCCGGCGTGCCACGCTGCCTTCTCAATGGACACGCAGTGCCAGACGACGCCGTGCTCATCGATGACAACGTGGGCTGACACCTCCGATGCCCGCGTCGAGAAGTAGTTGGCGACCGCCTGTCCCGTGTCGCCGCCGGTCGCTGTGTGGTGCAGAATGACGCCCCAGACGCTGTTGAGTCCCTGTGGTCTGGGCGACCAGTTCGGACTGCTCCTCGTGTGCTCAATCATGTGCCCTCCTAGCTCCTCCGCGCCGCCATCACAATGATGGCTACGATGCCGATGAACACCACTGCTCCGATGAGGTCGATGAAGGCCATACCGTGCCTCCTAATATCACGTCGGGCCTCCGAATATCAAGTTCCCGAGCTGGTCGGCGAGGATGAGCAAGATGCCACCGCCGATGACGATGGCAGCCCACTTCACCATGCGGTAGAGCTTCTTGATGTCATAGGCTTCCTCGTCGAGCTTGTGCATCTCCTTGACGTGCAGGGCGTGGACCGGAACGTGCTCCTCCTGCCAGAGCGCCTTGATGCGCCGAGCGCAGTTGCGCTCGCTGTCCTCGCGGTAGGCTTCGAGCTTCTGCACGCGGTCAAAGAAGATTTCGGCTTGCACGAGGTGAGCCTCAATCCCTGTCAGGATGGCGCTGTGCGCGAGGTCGTTGTCCTCGTTCGTGGCCTCGATTGCTTCGAGGAGGTCGAGCGGCGTAGGGCCGCCGTTACCAGTCGTGCGCTTCAATATCTCGCTCTTCACCCTCTCAAAGTTGTCGGCCATGTTACCCCGCCCTGTCTAGCTTAGTTTAACTCTTGTACGTTGCTCACCACTGCCCCGGATGCCACGGATATGGGTCCGGCGGCGTGCCCATGGGCGCCATCTGCTTGTGTCTCGAGATGCGGGCCACGAAGGCACGCCTGTTCTCGCCGATGGTGAGGGTGGCGGTGCCGCTGTCGGGGTCCATGTCGTAGCCGGTTATCATCCAGCGCGTGGTCGCGTTGAGAGCGGTCTCCAGGTTCGTCTCGCCGACGTAGTCGCCAGCGCGCACGTAGGCCAGGAGCTTGGTGCCGCCGGTGCGTAGGGGGATGGTGGGCGTGGCCATTGTGATCGTGCCCTGGTAGGCATTCTCGTCGAGCCACGAGAGGATTTGGCGCCCGATGTACTCGGCCTGTACCGTCAGCAGGGAGAAGTCGGCCCACTCGTCCCATACGTCGAGGACCACGGAGGCATCGTCCCAATCCGGCTCGCTGGGCCAGTAGAAGGCGAGCACGGTGCCGTCCGGGTAGTCGCTGTCGCCGCCTTCCACGTCGCGAAACTTGTACAAAATCTTGACGTGCGTCGGCGCATCCTCGACGGACTTCGACACGTCAAAGTTGATGCCCGGCAGTCGGGCATCGATGACGTAGTCGTTGGCTCCGGGTGGCGAGGCGACGCGCTCCTGACAGTAGAAGACGGCGCCGTCCCAGAACCCATAGTCGATGGGCGCGGCGTGCGTCATGCCGAGTAGGTCGATGGCCTCGGCGCGACTCATATGAGGCCTGATACTAAGACCCCAGTTGACGTTGCCGATGCCGCCGGTCTGCAGGCTGGATGACGTGGCGAGGCCGCCGGCAACGGCGACGTCGGCCATGGCCTCATCGACGCAGAGCGCCCTGACGACGAAACCTCCCGCGCCGGCCGTCGTCAGCACATTGACGTTATACATCGTAAACGTGGTCGCCAGCGGTGTGGAGGCCACGGCGTGCCAGCCGTCGATGTCCGCCACGGAGTCGCTTTGGCCGATGAATACGCGGTCGCCGACCTTGAGGCCGTGGGCAGTGCCCGTCGTGACCACGGCCGGACTCGCCTTCGAGATGGAGTTGATCGACAGCACCGGCGTGCCCTCGCCGCAGACCGCGATGCGCCGCAGGGTGATGAAGCGGTCGGCGGTGGTCGTGTTGTCGATGTCGCTTTCGAGGCGCAGACCCAAGGTCCGCGACGTGCCGACATTGAGGAACAGCGGCGTCCCGGCAGCGACTATCTCGTCGTGCCACTCCTGTTCGGTCGCGAGTGTCCCCCACGGGCTGTCCTCTGACGAGAGGATCTTCGCGTGCCACGAGGCGGATACCGCCGTGTCGACCTCTACTGTGGCGATGAGGTAGGCGATGGAGCCACTTGTTATGCCAGAGTCGCCCATACCGGAACTGATCCAGTAGTACAGGCTGCTCGGGCTGTCCTGCTTCGCCGTTTGTCCCTTCTCGATGCGGACTTCGAGCTTGCCTTCCGTGTCGAGGCTGTACGCCTTGGCCGCGGTCGGCTTGGCGAACCACTGCCCGTAGTCGTCGTCCGTCCAGATGCGGCAGAAGTCCTTGCGCTGCCCGGCTTTCCACCAGAGGCCGGCGCAGGTCACGTCGTAGAACGCCTTTCCGCCCTCGATGGTGGCGTGACTCACGTCGCCGGTGACCTCGCCCTCGAAGAGGGTGACGGGGGTCGCGCCGTGCTTGATGGTCACGGCCGCGCCCTTGACGACCGCGTCGTCGTAGGGGGTCCATGCCTGCGGCGCGAGGGTGTCTAGGGTCGCCAGGCCCGCCGCGTAGTTCTGCGCCACATGGTCGGGGGTAAGGGCCATAGGGTAGGCGCGCAGTGCCAACAGCGACCCCGCGTAGTAGCCCCAGTGAGACTTACCGATGAGTGTGTTCGCGGTCGGGCTCCCGGAGCCATATGCCCATGCGACGTTGCCGGTCTCAAAGCCCGCGACGTAGGCGCGGATGTACGTCCCGTCCCACACGATGAGCACATGCGTGAGGCCGGCGCCCCGGAGGTCAGGGCAGCCGAGGAGCCAGCCTCCCGGGTCCCCGAGGTTCCCGGCTCCGTCACACATCCTGATGCGCAGTTGGCCGGTGTCCAGATAGACGATGTAGCCGGGGTCTGTGTCGACCGGGTAAGCGCCGTTCCAGCAGCCGAAGATGGGATGGTGCGTCCCCGCTCCGGTCGCGATGATCCACGCCTCGACCGTGAACGGAGAGGCCCCGAAGGCGATGGCGGGGGCGCTCACGTAGTCATCCGTTCCGTCGAAGACCAGCCGGTAGGGGTTGGCCTCCGTTCCGCTGCCCGCCCAACCTGAGGCCGTCGTGCCCGCGAAGTTCGTCAGCGTGCCGTGGTTTTCGTTGCCCGACACGTCGAAGAACTCCGTCGTCAGCGGGCTGTTGACGCCGGGTGAGAGCCCATCCTTTGCAGCGGCGGCGAGCAGTTCGAGCACGGCTCCGGGAACCGTCGCGGCGGAATGTCGCGCTGTGACGATGGAAGGCGCAGGCAGCCGCAGCGTCGCCTCGCCGAAGCCGCCGGGGTTGGTGTTGCCCCAGTGTCGACCTTCGGCCAATACCTCATTGGTCACGTCGAGGCCGCCGACCTTGACCTCGAGGGTGCCGTCGAAGAGAGGATTGGTCGGCGTGAAGACCGGCGTCGTCGTCGCGAGGATGGTGAAGGCCACCCCCGCCGAGGCAGTCTTCCCGGTCGGCGTGACCGTGACGCTCTTGGCCCCAAGTCCAGCATCGGGCACGGCGACGACGATGCTGGTCGCCGAGTACGAGGTCTGCGTGGCGGTGGTCGCGTCGAACTTGACCACGCCCGCGGCGCCGAAGTCGGTCCCCGTGATGGTCACGGAAGTCCCGACCATGCCGCTGGAGGGCTGCAGCCACGTGATGATGGCGACCGGGGTGGGGTCGGCGGTATCGACCACGAAGACGAACGAGGTCGTGTAGTAGTCGCCGTAGGGGGCGATGGTCACGGTATAGCTGCCGTCGGCGACGTTCGGGATCGTGACCTGCACCTGAGTGGCGCTCCAAGCGGTGACGACCGCCACCGTGGTGCCGAACCTGACCTGTCCGTCAGTGCCGAGGTCGGTACCGGCGATGACGATGGTCCCGCCGACCTCGCTGTTCGTCGAGCTGTAGCCGGTGATGACCGGCTGCAGCCATGGGGCCGCGACCTCGTCGGCGACCTGACAGGCGATCGTCAGGGCGAACGTGCTGACTGCGACTGCGGGCTTGAGCGCGCCGATGGTCGAGACGTAGAACTGCGGCCCCAGGGTCGTCTGCGTGCCGTAGGGCGAGCCGATCGTCCCGGCCGTCGCCTGCGTGCCGTGGAGGATGAACACGCTCACATCGTCGCCGTAGGTCGTCTCGTTGTAGGTGCTGCCACGCGGCGCGGACAGGTTGCCATAGCCGACCGAGGCGGCGTCGTAGGTATTGTTGTCGGCGGTGGCGGCCACGCCGACGGCCATGGCTCCGTCCGTGGCCGTGGTCAGCGCCGGGAAGTAGGCGCGCGGGGTCGCCGCGTCCCCGATGCCGCTCAGCAAGCCCCCATCGTACACATCCCACGGGTTCGCTCCGAGGTCGACGCCGCGGAAAGCGCGCACGCTGGCGATGATGGCGGTCGCGGCGCCGCTCACGACGGGATTCGCTTCGCTGCCGGTGTGGCGCTTCCAGAACACCGTGACCTGCGCCTCGTCGCCGCTGACGACGGACAGTTCGGCGATGAGGAACTCGCTGGAGAACGAGGCGGTCCCGGTTGTGACGCCCGCCCGGCCCATGTAGCGGTACTCGTCGGTGAGCGTGACGGCCGAACCGCGTTGGCGCGACTTCGTGCCGCTCATCGTCAAGTAGGTGCCCATGGCACTGCCGGTGCCGACGTCGTCGGCGTCCCAGCGCCAGTACGCCAGTCCCGCCGGGCTCGCCGAGGCGTCGATCCCGGTCGCCTCCAGATACCAGGTCGTCCCGGCCGACCACTGCGCGGCATCGTAGTACGCCTTCTGCCACGGCATACTGTCGCCGCCGGTCCCCGTCCAGTGGCGCCCGATGCGCAGGAAACACTGCGCCTTGGTGAGCGTGGTCAGCCTGACGTAGAGCCGCGCCGAATAGAGGTACGTGAGGCGCGTGCCGTGGTTACACTTGATGCGCGCCTCGAACTCGTCGAGGTCGCTGAAGTTGACCGCGTCGTTTGCGAAGTCGATGCTCTTATAGGTCACAGCCGAGTCGCCCGTGTGCGTCACCTCCGCGCCGGTGACGGCGACGCCGTCGGTGGCATTGTAGAGAGCGCAGTAGGCGGTATCGGTGGTGGTGCCCAGGCTCAGCACCGCTTCGAGCGTCCACGGCGTGCCGCTGGCGATGGTGGCCAGCTTGGCCGCCTCCTTTTTCAACAGATTGAAGCGGCCCGGAGTCGTCTGCATGTAGACGTTGCCCGTCGCCGAGTCGATGGAGCCGCCTGTGTCGGTCTGGTTGTGGCTGTAGATAGCACCGGCGAGCGGGAACTGCAACCGCGTCTTCGTGGCCCCGGTTTGCACGACGACGATCCGCGCCGTGAATACGATCACGTCGCTGTTTGTGGTCGTCTGGTCTATGCGCAGCTTGAAGGCGCTCGCCCCGGCCGTCGGGGTGAACGCCGCCGAGCGCAGCCTCTTGTACGTCAGCGCCGTGGTGCCCATGGCGATGGTCGCCTCGACTGTGGCATTCGTCACGTCGTAGAGTTCGACGTTGTAGTCCGTCGTCGTGGCCGTCGTGACGACGACCTCGAAGTAGTAGGTAGCGCCGTCGTAGTCGGCAGGGTCGAGGGTGATCTGCGAACGGTTGCAGGTCACCTGGCCGGCGGCTGCGGAGCGGATGCCGTCATCGAGCATCTCGAGATGGACGACGAGGTCCATACCGCCGCCGCCAGCCGCGTACTCGGCCTTCTTCGTGTAGCCCGAACAGGACAGAGCATCGGAGCCGTTGAGGCCGCAGGCAATCAGCAGAATGTCGTCCTTCTGCGTGCCCGCGGGAAGTCCCGCCGTGATGGACGTGCCGCCCGCACTGGCGACGGCGAAGCCGCTACCGACGAAGGAGATGGCCACTTAGGCGACCTCCGCCGGGGACGTGACGGCGATGGTGAGGCGGCGCGGGGGAGTCTCCAGCGCCTTGACGCGCAGCGTGAGCGCGGTGATGGCCGCGTCCTGCGCCGTGTTCTTGGCCTCGATGGCGGTGCAGCGCCGCTCCAGCGTCGTGCAGCGCGCCTTGAGTGCGGCTATGTCGGTGGCGACGGTCACGTGAGCCCCGAGATGTCGCTGTCCACCGAACGCGAGCCGGTCAGCAGCACCTGTGAGGCCGTGAGCAGCGCATAGGAGTTGCCCGTCGAGTTGCGCCAGCGCACATCGTGGATGCTGATGGGGAGGGTGATCCCGGCGGCGGGCCGCTGCACGACTTCGAGGACATCATGCGATGCAAGGCCGCTTGTGTCGGTCACATCACAGTTGTTGATGGTGACTGAGTCCATGTTGCTATCGCAGGTGATGTAGTGATTGTAGGTCGAGTAACCCCCATACGTGCCAGTGCAGCCGTCGTAGATGTAGTTACCAGACCGCCGTGAGTCGAGGGCGGTACCGGAGAGCACTACCACGTCCATGCGCGGCGACTCCAGCGCCCTCGGTGCTCCCGTCGTCGTGTTGAAGCCCTTATTGCCGCAGGCTCCGCTGAAGTGACAGTTACGCATCGTGTACGTCGGCGTCGTCGTCTTGTAGGGGTAGGAAAAGCGCGTGAGTCCGATCGAGCTGACGACCTTGTTGAAGGTGCAGTTCTCGACGAGCGCCTCGTTGAAGGCGTCGATCTCAAGGCCGTTGTCGGTGCTGTCCTGCCAGTGCGAGTTCTTGACCGAGCAGCGATAGCCCGCGCCGTAGGAGCCGAGGTGGATGCAGCTTCCGTAGGTATGGCGATTGTCGACCCAACAGTTGTCGACGTTGATGTTGTCGTAAATGACCTTGCTCTCGCCGTAGGTCGTGTCGGTCCCGCGATTGTTGGAGTAAATGCCGATACCTTTGCCCTGCGAATAGACGGTGCAGCCGTTGACAGTTATATCGGTGCAGTAGGAGTAGTGAAGTTGGCTGCGGCTCTCATGGTTAGCATTGATGAGGATGCCGCAGTTCTGATCGTTGTCTGTGGCTGCGGTCATGAACTTGATATGGTCAGTCGTGGTGATGTCGCGGAACTGGATATTAGTCTTGTTGGACATGCCGCCTAGCGAGATGATGGTAGCGGCCATCGAGGATGGCTCACGCCAGTTGCAGTCGAACATGAAGCCCTCGATGACGAGGTTTCCATAGGTGCTGTAGAGCGCCGATGTCGATGATGCCGTCAGCCAAGTGAACTTGTTTGAGGAGTTCTCGTACTTGAGGGTTGCCCCATAGCCCGAGAAGCAGATGGTGCCACGGCACTGGTGAGTCGGGCTGGTCTGCCCGTACCAGTCGTTCGTGCGGATGGTTTTGAGATACCAGCGGCTTGCCCACGTTAGGTAGTACGTCATCCCGGCGGGGAAGAAGACGGTGCTGTGCGCGCCGTTCACCGAGTTCGCGTAGGCGGCATTGTAGGCCGCTAGGATAGCCGGTTGGTCATCATGCGTGCCGTTCCCCAGCGCGCCGTAGTTCATCACATTGAAGACGGTGGTCGGGATCGCACTGCCGTTCCTCAGTGACACCGTGGTGTAGCCGCCGGGGTTCGCCTTGGTCACGGCCGCAGCCAGGGCGAAGGTCGGTTTGCCTACGCCCTGCAAGAGCTCTAGGTCGATGCGTGGCATGACTCAGCCGCGGTTCGCGGTGTAGGTCATGCTCGTGCAGGTGACCTCAGCGCCGGACGATATCGGCAGCGCGTCGATGTTACAGTCGCAGCCCGAGAGGCCCACTGTGCCATCGAACACGGCGTCGGTGCCGTTCTGCTTCCAAGCCCGGAACCACGTCGGCGTACCGCTACGGTCGGCGGCCGAGTCCTTCACAATCGCGGCAAAGGTCGCCACGCCGTCCGCGGACGAGCCGCTGCGCGCCGTAGCGGCGAAGGTCAGCGTGGCGTACTTGAGCTGATCTGAGATGGCGGTATCGGCGGTCGCCGGTTGCGTACCGTCATAGAGGCAGATGGTGCCGCTGTTGCAGAGCACGCTGATGGCGTCCGCTTCGGCGTTGGCTGCGGCGACTCCGAGGTGTACGTTGTTGGCCATTGGTTCCTCCTAGGGGGTGCGGTAGAGGACGAGGTCGAGGAAGGTCCAGAAGTCGCACTGCGCGGCGCTGTCGGGCCTGAAATGGGCGCGCGGCGAATGCACGCAGTTGTAGGTGATTGCGCCGCCGCCGTCATTCCAGACGAGGTCCTGCGCACCGGCGTCGATCTTGGTATTGATAGCGCCGATGGCCGCCCTCAGGGTCGCGTTGGAAGTGCCTTTCACGAGTAGGCGCAGGGTCACCTCGATGAGGTTGGCCTCGCTGACGTTGGCCTGCGCGGCGGTGCCGTCGAGGCCGCGGTACTCATCCCACGTCTTGACGCGCTCGCCGAAGTCGGGCTCGCCCACGAGGGTGTAGGTGGTGCCGTCATTGAGGTCGAGGCCGCCGTAGGTGACCGTCGGGGCTGCCATCTAGCGCCTCCTCCCGGTCCGCGCCGCTTCCCGGCCGAGGGCGCGGGCGACGTGCGGGGCGATGATCTCGCCGACTTCGCGCGCGGTGCCGATGAGGGTGGTGCCGCCGGGGACGACGACGTTGACGTTGATGGTGCCGTAGCCGCCGGCACCTGCGAGCCCGGCCTGCTGCATGACCTGGCGGGCGCGGGCGGGGCGGGTCAGGGGGATGATGGCCTCGGGGCCGGACTCGCCGACGAGGGCGAAGGTGGGGCGCGAGATGATGCCGCCGCTGGCGAAGGTGGGGCGCGAGATGATGCCGCCGCTGTGCGGGCCTTTGGAGTCAGTCCTGGTCGTCTGGATGACGATGGAGACGGTCTTGCCTCGCATCTCGTCTATGGCCGTCTGAATCTGGCCGAGGGCGGTGAAGGCTGGTTGAGGGTTGATGGTGATGGGTGGCGTCAGCTTCTGCTTGAGCGAGTCCACCTTCGCCTGACCGTCTTTGACGAACTGCGACAACTTGGTGATGTCGGCGGTGACCTTGGCACTGTGCTCGCCCTTGGGAATGGCTGCGAGAGCACGCTTGGCGAGGTCTACCTTGCCCTGCAACGCCTCGATGCGCGCCTGGATGCGGACCTGGTAGCTCTTGCCGGCGACGTTCTTGAGGCCGGCGCGGAGGTCAGCGAGGCGCTCCTTGGCGGCCTGCGTGTCAAGCATCGTCTTGATGGTGTGCGGCTTGCCGGCGAGCTCCTTGATGCGTGCCCTGACCTTGCCGATCTCACTCTGGAACTGGTCTATCTTCGCCCTGAAGATGATGGCCTGGTCTTTGATCTTCAACTTGTTGAGAGCCGCCTGAGCTTTCTTTCCGAGTCCTTCCACGCCCAGGATCTGTGCCCTGAGCGAGGCGACTTGGGCATCGCGTGCCGCCTTTGCTCCCTCCATACCGGGGAAGCCGCGCGTCGGCGTGGGCACATTTTCGAGCTCGTGAATCTGCTGCTCGAGGTCGGCCTTCCTGCCCTTGACCTGATCCACGCGCTTCTGCGCCTGGCCCTCCAGAAACGCAGCGCGGGCCTTGGCGTCCACAGTGCGCTGCCAGTCAGCCAAGACGTTGGTCCCGGCGTCGATCTTGTCTGGCGGCGTGAACTTGAAGTCGTTCTTGCCCACGGCGACGAGGTGGCCGCCCAACACCTTGTCTGACCATGCCTGGATAGACTTGTCGGCAGCCGCCTCCTGCGCTGCCTCACGCATCGCGCCGATGCGCCCCGTGGTGCCATCGAGCCAGTCAGAGAGTTTGGTGATGCCGTAGATGGCTCCTGCGGCCAGGGCGACCGCACCGAGGGCGATGGTAAGCGGGCCGAGAGCGGCTGTGAAAGAAGTGACTGCGGCCGTAGCACCTCCACCGGCTCCGAGAACCGAGAACGCTGCCGAGAAGCCCTTCACGACGCTCATGCCGGCCATCACGCCGCGAAGCAAGCCGAGGGCGTTGATGAACGTACCCAGCACCATCACCAGCGGGCCGATGACGGCGGCGGTGGCGGCGGCCTTCAGGATGAAGTCACGCCAGCCAGGGGAGATCTTGGTGAAGCTCTCGGCCACCCTGGCGATACTGCCCGCGAGCTGGGCGAAGTATGGTAGCAGGATGGCCCCGATCTTGATGAAGGAACCCTGCAGCGAGGCCCAGGCCTGCCTCAGTTTCTGGACGGGCTGCTGGGCGGTATTCTTCATCGCGCGGTCGAGAGTGCCGTGCGCGTCCGCGACCTTGTCGATGACCTTGAGATTGCTCTCATAGTTCGCCCCCAGCAGCGAGAGCACGCCGTTCAGGGCGCGCACGTTGGGGATGATCTTCCGCATGGAGAGCATATTGCGGTCGGTGCCCTCCCACAGCATCTTGAGGGTGGGGAGCAAGCCCTTCTTGGCGATGGAGTCGGTGACATCCCTGTAGGAGAGGCCCATCTCCTTGAGTTGGTCGATGGACATCTTCGCCGGCGCCGTCAGGGCCATCATGGTGCCGCGCAGAGAAGTGACCGCCTCCGCACTCGAAAGGCCGCCGAGAGTCAGGGCGGCGACGTTGCCGCCGAGCTCGTCAAGGCCGACCTTGAGCTGCGCCGCGACCGGCATGATGCGGCCCAGCGAGGTAGCCAGGGCCACGGGCTCGGCCTTGCCGACCTCGATGGTCTTCATGAGGTAGTCGGTGACCTCGGCGGCGGTGTACGCCTGGTGGCCGTAGGCGTTCATGGCGCTCGTGAGCACGTCGGCCGTGACCTTCACATCGCCCAGGCCCGCGGCAGCCGCCTTGGCCGAGACGTTGATGATCGCCATCGCCTCCGCGCCCTTGAAGCCCGAGCTCGCGACGAAGTACAGACTTTCGGCCAACTTGAGCGGCGTCTGGCCGGTGGCGGCCCCGAGCTTCAGGAGCTCGTCGCCCCAGGCCTTCGTCTGAGCGGCGCTGGTGCCGGTCAGGTTTTGGATCTTCATCAGGCTGTCCTCGAACTTGAAGGCAGCGATGGCGGCGACCGCGAACCCGGCGGCGATGGGGAGAGTGACGAACTGGGTCATCTGCCGACCGACGTTCTGCATCTGCCGACCGACATGCTCCATGCGCGCCGCGGTCATGCGGCCGGTCTTGGTCGCCTTGTCCCCCAACGTCTGGACGCCGGCGGCGGACTCCGCGAGGCCTTTCTTGAGGCCCGCGGTGTCGCTGGTGATCCTGATGACGAGTTCGCCGTAGAAGTTAGCCACTACTCAATCTCACCTTTCGCCCGTTTCACCTGGATCTCGACGACCTTCTTGAGCATCGGACCCGGCGTGAGATCCTTCTGCTCGACGCCTGAGTCAATCTCGTACCACGAGCGCGCGAAGGCGCGCAGCTCGATGATGCGTAGGCACCTCGCCGTGTCCTGCCTGTCGGCCTCCTCTGGCGTACAGCCGAACTCCTGACACACGACGCTGGTCAACCATTCGGCGGGCTCCTCGCCTCCCTTTACTCCTCTGAGGTATCGCTCGAAGGCGACCCAGTCGGCAAAGGGCGCTGCTTCTCTCCCACGCCGACCTCGCCGGCAATCGTGAAGGTCATCTCATAGGGCAACTGCTTGATGTTGTCAGGGGTCACTGGCGCTTCGTCGCTCCAGGCCACGATGCAGGCCTCGAGCGCCATCTGCGTCAACGCGAACCCCTGTACCTCTTCTTTCTCTTCCCCAGGTGCCGGCTCGACGCCGGCGACTTTCTGGCGCATCGTACGCAACGCCTCGAGGGAGAGCGGGCGCACCTCTACCCACTCGCCGTCTCCCAGATCGACGCGCTTGCGCTGGTTGAGAAGTCCCATTCTCATGCCTCCGTTCGGTGGGCCTCGCCTATCAGGCAAAGGCCTCAGTGATGGTGCCGGTCATGCGGAGCTGCGCGGAGAAGCCGTGGTAGTCTCCGATGTTCATCGTGCGCGTGTACTTCTCGATCCAGCACTCGCCGCCGACCGTCTTGCCGGTGGCGAAGGTGAGCAGGAAGGTGCGCGTGGCCGCGTGCGTCTTGCGGCCGATGTTGAGGATATCGTCCGGTCCCTGCGTCGCCGTGTCGTCGTACCAACCCTCGATGGTGAGCGGCTCGCGCTTGCGGATGATGCCGATCAGGTACTGCTCGTCGGTGACGCCGAAGGGCGTGGACTCCACGGCCTCGCGGTTGACGACGTAGTCGCTGATCTTGGTGACGTAGTTGATGCCGAGGCCCGCCGAGAGTGCGCCTCCATCGGCGATATCGATCTCGAACGCGACTTCGTTACTGCCGTGCTTTGCCATCTGATTCTCCTTTGCTTATGGGGCGACGTAGACGCCGACCGCGAAGGTCACGTTCGGGGTTGTCCCGCCCGTATAGGCCCAGGCGGCAGACACCCATGAGTTGATCTGGCCGGTGAAGGTCATGTACTGCGCTGCGTTGCCGGCCGCTACCTGTGCCGGCGTGAAAGCGTTGAACGCCTGCTTGTCGGCGTAGGTCACACCATCCACCGAGTGGCGCAAGGTGACGGTGACGTTGGTCGGCGTGCCTGTGAGGGTGGTGATGTGCAGGACCGCGGCGCCGCCGTTGGTGCCGGCCGGCTGGGCGACGGCGCACTTGGCGTCGTCCGTATCGGTATTGCCGGCCGTGGTGCGGAGCGCGAGCGGCGCGACGAGCTTGCCGCGCTTCTTGCCGTACCAGCAGCCGTAGCGGGCCTGCATCTTGGTGACCTCGCTGGTTGCCATCTGGACGGTGTACCCGACGCGGGCCATGCTCTGGTAGATGTCGATCTCGGTGCCGGCGGCCGGGGCCGCCGGGATGTTGATGACGTTGCCGTGCGGAGCGATGGTCATCGGCAGGGGCGTGACGTTGAGATCCACGAAGGCGTTGTGCCAACCCAGGACCACGTCATCAAACCAGCCCTCCTGCACGATCTCGGTCTTCTTGGCGCCGCTCGACCAGAACGACTCATCTGTCTCGCCGAGGGCGTATGTCTCGTTCAATACGAGCTCGACGCTGTCATCGAACTTCGACGTGGCGCCGAGCATGCTGTAGGAGCCGAGCAGCGCGAAGCCGACATCCTTGCTCGCGTACTTAGCCATCGGCCTTCACCTCCTCGACGCATTCATTGGCAAGCCAGGACTTGAGGATGTCATCGCTGAAGGGCACGACCTTGTCGCCCTTCTTGACCGCCATGATGCTGGCCTCATCCTTCTTGCCGGCCTGCCACTTCTTCAGGGACTCGGGGTCGGCAGGGCACGCGAACCCCACCGTCGCTCGATAGGTTTTCGCCATGCTCTACCTCCGGTACTCGTAGCCGCAGTCCAGGCACTTCCACGCCTCTGTGACGCCGAAGGTGCGCTGGTCTTCGCGGTTGGTGTGTTTGCAGTTCACGCCGCCGCCCAACGCCGGGGCTGGGACCGAGGCCGCCGGCGCGGGCGGCGACTCCTGGGCCACCTCGAGGAGCAGTGCGTCGATGGCGCTGCGGGCGGCGACCAAACTGGCGATGAGTTTCTCGTTAGACGCCGACATGGACGACCCTTACGTCGAGATCCCGGCGGTGCAGGCCGGTAGTCACGTCCTGGCTGCCGCGCTCATCCTCGTAGACGACAAGGTAGGAGGAGGCGGTGAAAGCGGCCCGCACGGCGTCAGCGACGGCCAGAGCGTCCGCGTAGGTGTCGGCGTAGACGGAGTACTGGATGCGCGGCTTGCTGATGGCAATCGCGCAACTCAGGAGCTGCTCCCTTGGGGTGGCAAACTCGTAGTAGACGACAAAGGGCACGACCACGTCGGGCGGCGCGTCGTTTGGATACAGGCGCGTGCCGATGAGCGCGGTCAGGCCGGCGTCGGCGTGCAGGTAGGTGTAGAGATCCGCCTGGAAGACCATCAGAGGCCCGCCCCAAAGAGAGCGCGCAGACGGCCGGCGAAGTAGATGAGGATCGGGGCCAAAGCTGACAGCGTCCCCTGATAGACGTACCTGTAGGCGATGTTGCCGGGGTGCATGACCTTGGGGCCGATGAAAGTCATGCCGGCCTTCTCCCACCAGAAGACGAGGTTGGGGCCGTTCACGGCCGAGATGGGATGCGCGATGGCCCCGAGCTCGAGAGGCTCGGCATAGTCAAGTCCTTTGCCGAAGCCCACACTGATGCCGTTGGCAGTCGGGTAGAACACCCGGCCACTGTCGATGAGCGCGTGAGTGTCGATGAGTCCCTGTCTCTGGATACTGGCCTTGATGCCCTCCTCGACCAACTCGCCACAGCGGTAGAGCCAGACGGGCTTCTCACGTTCGAGGGCGATGGCGGCGGCAGTGAACTTAGCCGCCAGCGCCTCGTCTCCGATGACGGTGGCGGTCACCATCAGACGTTCCCCGGCTCGATCGACTCGACCAGCAGTTCGGTGAACGTGCTGGTCACGTCGGTGATGATGGAGATAACGGCCCAGTCACGTTCTTCGATGCGAACGCGGTCGGCGTTGTCGACGAGTGGGTAGTAGCCGTTCAGCAGGACGCGCCTATAGATCGCCTCGGCGGTCATGGAGCTCATGCGGAACTCCTGTTTCTTGAGGCGGACGGCAACGTCACCGCCGGCGACCAGGGCGTCGAGGTCTACGTGGTCGAGAAGCGGCGCCCAGGTAGGCACCGGCTCCCCGTACTGGTTGGCGGTGTTCGTGGCGCGGAGGACCGTCACTGTGGAAGTGAAGAACCCGGCGAGGCCGGTCTGCAGCGGAGTGCCGCCAATCAGTGCTGACCGGATCATCAGTAGTCCTCGGCCTCCGTCACCTTCCAGAACTTCTCTTCGCGCATCTCCTGGCCGTTGATCATCTCGACGGAGATGAACCCGGAGCCACCGTCACCCAGTTGGGCGTACTCGGCACGCAGGGTCTTCGCCTGGGCCAGTAGCTGTTTCGCCGCAGAAGCGGCATCGGTGACGATGGCTCCCATCAGGTTCACGACCTTGAGGCACAGGACTTCGTTCACGGCGATTGTCTCGAGGGCCATCGCCGCGGCCAGGGTGACTGAGCCGCCGGCCATCGCGAGGAAGGCCGTGTACTCTTCGTCATCCATGATGCGGCGCGTGGCGTCTGTGTCAGACACCCTGAGCCGCACTCTCCCGAGGTCAGTGCTGGGGTCGTACGTCCAGGTCATGCGGGTTTCTTCCTCGCTCTCCTCTTCGCCGGCGCCTTCCTGGCCGCTGGCTTCTTGGTCGTCTGCTGCTCGTGCGTGGCTGGAACGCTGGCTGCCTCTGAGGCCTTGGCCTCAATGACCGGGGCGTCTGGCTCCGACGCCGTTGCAGGCGTCGGAGCCAGAGCGTCGCGGATCTCCACAAGCACGTCGTAGATGGCGACGAGGAGCTCGTCCTTGTCGTCTCTAGGAGGTATGTCATGTGGATGGCGAGGCATGGTCAGGAGCCGCTGCCGTTCGACGCCACGGTGGCGTACGGGGCGATCTGGGTCAGGCCGAAGATGTGGCGGACCTTGTACTCCTGGCTGTCGTTCTCGAAGCTCTCGGGAACGGTGCCGCCGCCGACGCGCGAGGCGTTCGGGGTCTTGACGAAGAGCTCAGGGCTCTCGTGACCGACGAGGTAGTCCATCTGGATGGCCGTGCGCGGTGCGCCCGTGCTCGCGAACAGGAACCAGCACGTCGCCTGGTTGCTCGTGGCGGTCATCGAGATGTAGGGATCGACCTCGACCGTGAGGTTGTTCCGCATCCAGTTGTTGACGCGGAGCTGGTCGGCAGCGTTGTAGGCGCCGCCACCGGTGGCGACCATGATCTCGGTGCTGTTGATGATGTTGTTCGCCGTGATGCGGAGCGCCGGCGGGACCACGAGGGTGACGGCGTCCATGACGATGGGGAAGCCGTCGATGTCCTTGTGGTTGCCGAGGACGAGGAACGCCTGGGCGAGGTTGGCGATGGAGAGCACGGGGTTGGCCGTGGCGCCCGCGTGGACGTTGATCTGGTTGTCGTAGGTGTCGTTGTAGAGCGTGGCGTTGAGGCCGGTGGTGCCAACG